TCTGCCATATGCCTGCCCTTGTTCCGTTTTTGTCAATCGTGATGATGCGGTTGATCACCTTGTCGGGCCGAGCTAGGCTAACGTGAACCCATGTTCCAAACTCCAAGATCAACTGACCAATCCCCATCACATCAATGACAGACGCCAAGTCTTTGGCGATCTCGTAGGGCGTACCGGCCTTTGGAGCCTTGAAGTCACAAGCGAAGGCCAATGTATGGTCACTGCCGGGTTTTGAGCCTATGACGCCATTCAAGGCCTTACAGCGGTATCCTGATGTGATTGTGATGGGTGCATCAATGTGGAACCTGATTCGCTCCATCATTTCCAGTGTTTTCAGTGCGTTTTCGCGCAGTTCATCAGGTAATCGGTTGTCAATGCCCAGCCTAGCCGCAGTGTCTGACTGCGTGAATTCTTCCAGGCTGAAGTGCGGTGTCATTTCTTTAAGAACTGAATGGCTGAGTAGACGATTGCTGCTGCTGCCCAGACACCGACACCGCGGTTAACCCATTGGTCGACCTTTTTGTCGATGCGCTGCAAGTGAACGTCATGAACTTCAATCTTGGTTTCTACATTGCCGATCCGAGTTCCCTGATTTGCCTGACGTTCTTCAAACAGAATCAGCTTGCCAACAGCGTCTGTCAGCTTGTCGAGCTTTTGTTCAAGTCGCTTCAAATCATCGTCTGTCACAGCCCCTGCCCCGGTGTGATGTAGACGGTCACGCCAGATGCAGCCAGTGCGCTGAAAAACACAGATCCATTCATTCGCAGAATTGAAGTTGTGCCAGGCATCAGCACCACGGCCGGCGATGGATTGCCAGCAATCGGAGCAACAGCATTTGCCGTAGCGTCTGCCGCAGTTCCACCAAAACCCAAAAACACGGTAACCGTTGTGCTGGAGTTGGTGATTCGGTACTGGCCAGCATTCTGCGGGTCAAACTTGGCATAAACCGGGACTTGCAGACCGGCCGGCGCAGCAACAGCAGCAGCAATGACGACTGTCTCGCCTAGTGGTGCAAAAGCAATTTGTGAATTGTTAGACATTGTGATCACTCCATTAATTGATTAAAACTTCAGCCTTGCGTGCCTCGATCTCATACGGATTATCCCAGTACCCGTATCGTAGCAGCCAGTAGCCATATTTGATAGCGTAAACCAGCTTTCCATCCCGCTGCATCTGCTCCAAGTGCTTGCGCTCGTGTCGAATCAAAGCAGCGTGTTGCTCGTAGCCGGGGGCAATGTAGATGACGTTCCAGAAGCTCGTCCAGCCGTGGAAGCCGCAGAAGCGCATATACGCGAGGATTAGGCCGGTGGCAGTGTGGGTCATGTGAGTACGTAAATGACGGTTGACCAGAATACGAGCAAGGCTAGGGCTATGCGGAGGTAGATGGTTCGGACGATCATAACTAATTGATGTTCACAATTACATCATCGACGTAGATAACATTCGGGCCACCAGTTTGACCGTTGATAATTATTTCAACAGTGTCGGCTCCTACTGGTGCGTACAGCGTCTGACTTGAACCAAACATAGTCCACGATGTGGAACTAATTTCGTCACCACCTATAGATATTTGGTTGCCAAGCGCATCAGAAAACTTATATTGGAAATAACCAATCGGCGCTGCTCCAGCGGTTGCTACTCTTAGCCAAGCAAATGTCTGAACAAGTTGACCGGGTTTTACATTAACTTTTTGCGTGATGTTTATGCCTCCGCCAGCTACGGTAGTCACCAAAAGACCGTATGTGCCGTTCTTTTTAGCCGTGGCAGAAGCGACTGCGGTTGAGCCTCCTGTGCCATAAGCAGTTACCGTCCAGCCGGTGGTATTGCCTAATTCAAAATTGCCATTGTTTAGGCCGTTTGCCGTCACACTGGCTGGGCACTTTTGACCGCCAGAAGCAGGCCAGAAACTATTGCCATTCAGAACCACACGGCCAACGCCTTTGGCAAACGTGCGCCACCCCACCGTGGTTTCAAACTGAAGATGTACCCCGTCCGGCCAAACAATGTTGTTAAAAATCATTGATGACTGAGCGTTGCTGATGTTGAAAATAGCATCCGTAAATGTAGCATCAGCATTTACCACCAAAGAATTGCCGTTCATCACAAACACGCTATTCAACCCAGACACTGTGACGTAGGTGTACGGTGTGGCGTTGGCAGGGTTTTCCATGTTGCCGCCGAACATGGTCATCATCACCGTTGTGCCTGTAATAACTACCGGCTGATTCAGAATCGAGCATGAATACATATGTATTTGCTGCCCATTTGCATCGCACTGAATCTTGCCTGTGCCGTCGTTAAACTGGCAGTGGTAAAAACTCATGGCTTCGCCAGCATTGGTCAAACCGCTAGGCCAGTACAGCGTGTAGTTCAAAGCCGTCATTGACACACAATCTCGAAAGACAGTGCGCCATGCGTTTGTCATGAAATGGATGTTGCGGTCAAAGTTGACAAACGAACACGCTTCAATGACAGACTGCCCATTGTTGGTGTTTGACACATGACCGACCAGCAATCCGTGACGCCCCGCCGTGCTGCCACCCTTAAAAACAATTCCCGACAGTTTGTTGACGGTGTTTGTATAGTGTGATTCTGGGTAACCCAACGACGAGTAAATCTGCACTGCATTTGTGGCTGTCATCGCCGAGCAGTCAAAAACTACCGTGCCTTGAGCGACAAGCGACATTTTTCCGACATCAACATTTAGTGTAGTGGCACCACTAAGTTTGTAAGTTCCAGCCGGGACAATTAGGTCTGCCTGCGCTGCTGTTGCCGCAGTGATTGCCGCCAAAATTATGGTGGTCATGTCCGTTGTGCCGGGAACTGTATTAGCCCCAAAATCCAGCACACTCACACTCTCCCGCAGCTTCGACTGCACAGTCGTAGCCACGGCTCCGGTGCCTGCGGGGGTGTAAGACACATTTGCAGATGACATGAACTCAGTGTCAACTGGTGCTGAATACACCACGCTGCCATTGCGGTTCTGCACCTGAATGCTGTACTGACTATTGACGTAAAGCCTGGCAGGCGTTCCGTTGTTGATTGGATAGCCACCCAGAGTGCGAATAGGCTGTGCAGCAGGTATCGTCAGCGCTGCATCCCAATACACATTGATGGGGTTAACGATTGGGTTTAGATTAGCTGTGCCAACCCAGATATAGCCATTTTCCAGTGGCTGACCGTCGCTGTCAGTGAAGATGGGGAATGGAGTGGATACAGACACAGTTGACATTGTGATTCCTTTATCAGAATAGAGACTGCTTGTTCAGAGAATTAGGCCGATGGCGGTGTGGGTCATGTTATGCGATTGTGGTGTACGTCATGTCGTCAGGTATTGCGCTGAAAAAATGATGTTTCCATCAGAAGACCATTCACTAGCCTGCATCCATGTTGTGCCTACAGCGTTGTCCCACAAAAATAAGTCCAACTTAGTGCCAGAATTATTTGCCACCAGTGTCACGTTCTGACCCGCAGTTATGTTCAAGCCTGCCGCGTAGCTGACAGCGCCCCCACCAAAAGTGGCAATTGGAAACGGCAAACCGCTGATGCTAATGTCTCCAGTCACAGAGCCGAGTGAACTGGTCGACACGTTACCCATAACGGTGACCAATTTGCCAACTTTGACGTAAGTAACATTATTGGACGACATTGTGGCGTTGTTTGTGCCGTCAGTAAGTGTTGCCGCAAACGTGCCGGTGTCAAAATTAATGTCTTGATTGCTAAACGTGCGAGTTTCAAAAATGTTTGAGCCGGTTGTATATCCACCTTGCTTCCAAAAAATCGTGTTGTATTCGCTATAGCCGACAGATACCATGCAATCGGTGAGATACACCAATGAATCCGCGCCCGCGCCCGTTGACTTGACAACGTAATATCCTGCACTGGGTATGATTGCAGAGCAGCCATTGAACACAGCGCGCCTGCAATAGCTGACATTAATCAGGTCAGTATTGAAAGCCAACCCCTGCCACGCGCAGTTATTGAATGTAATGTCTGCCGTTACAGTGGTGCTAGTTCTGCGAATCCAAACTAGCGGCGTTGAATGAGCAATTTCATGCTCAAAGGCGCAGCCATTGAATGTAAGGTCGTGCGCGTTTGTGATGTAAAGATAGCCTTCCGCAGAACCGGAGTAAGGCCCATACGCTCTCCAGTTGGTAATGTTGATGTAAGACGATTGGCTAAATCCACCGGGGTTTGTGCCGCCGTTTGTGCCGCCAATAAACATTGCGGTTTTATTGCTGTAAGTAAGCAGCGTAGTTATTTCACCACTTCCGCACTCGTTTAAATACAAGCCAAATCCGTTAGTCGTGTTACTGAAAATACAATTCTGAATGATGAAATACTGGCAATAATTCATTACCACGCCAGAATTAACGCATTGAACCACTTTTAAATTGGACAAAACATCTGCGGACGATGCCGCAAGTGTACCGACGCTGCCGTTAACTCCAAGTGATACGCCGCCAGTTGCAATGTTGTTGCCATCAAAAGTGAAGTTCTCCAACGTGATCGCGTCGTGGCGTAGCACGTTATTTTCCAAACGTGAATTGCTAGTCGTTGCGCGGATAACGGATCGCTCTCGACTGGCTCCGTAAATTGTGCGCTGGCCGCCACTGACTGCGGCGCTGTTGATCGTAATAGGGCCACTAATTAGGTACGTTCCCTCCGGAATATAGACGACAGTTGACGCATTAATCGCCGCCTGAATCGCAGCCGTATCATCAGCAACGCCGTTACCAACAGCCCCAAAATCCTTCACCGAAACCGATTCCCGCAATTTATCCTGCACAGTCGTAGCCACGGCTCCGGTGCCTGCGGGGTCATAGACTACCTGGCTTGCGTTGATCAAGTCTCCAAATCGCTCAGTTGCAGTCAGTGATGAGTACAAGTCAAAGCCATTGCGGTTGCGAACCTTGATGCTGTAGTTGCTGTTAACGTACAGACGACCAATTGCACTGCCGTTTAGCGGATAGCCGCCTCGGGTGCGTACAGGCTGCGTGACGACCTGCGTTAATGCAGCATCCCAATATGCCGTCAATGGCGTTGAGATAGGCTCAGAACCAGCTACACCAATCCAGATGAATCCGTTCTCAAGAGCCGTGCCATCGCTATCGGTAAATGTGGGAAATGTGGGCTGGATGCTGAGAGCGGTCATTATTGGTTCTCCTGGGTGAATTGTCGTTTAAGGTTGCGCGGGTGGCAATACTGACTGCGATGTGTTGGGTTTGTAGTTCAACGCCTTGGTGATTCTGGTCTTGATGCGTCGATCATTTATGTTTTCACGGAGCATCTTCATTCCTTGCATGATCGGCAAAGGAACACCAGAAACCAATCCCATGCCTGCTGATTCTGCCAGCAATGCAGCCACGGTGCGTGCTGTGCCAGAGTTGTTAATGCTGGTCAGTGGCGGAGTGGACTGGATGTATTTCAAGACCTGGTTCAAGTTACGTATTTGCTCGGCTGATGCCACGCCCATGACCTGATCAAGTTTCCCATTCTGGTCAAAGTCTCTGATGGCTTTGTCAAGTTTTGCGCCACTGATAACCGGCAAGTTGTCTGATCCAATGCCTGATTCTGCTTTTTCAAGCAAATGGCGCACAGTAGCCCCTTGTAGTTCTTTCCAGGCTTGCTGGCCTTCTTGGTCTGGGATAGTGGAAAGAACGCGTTTAACGTGCTGAATTTCGCTTGGACGTGCCGTCAAAATAGTCTTGCGAAAAACATCCTCAATTGGCGTCTGCGCATCAGACATGCCTTTTTTCTCAAGTAGTAATCGAGCAACAATGGCACGGTCTTCGTACTTGGTGGCCTGTCGTTTGCGTTGCGCACGCATTGATTTGGTCATTTCACCGCCGATTGGATCTCCAACTTCGTCGATGGTTCGCTTGATGATGGTGGCCAAGCGTTTGTCGTTTGGATTGGCTGCACCAATAGCTGAAACAGACTGTCGAAATTCTTCCAACTGGCCCAGAGTTGTGCCTGGCGCAGCGGTCAGTCTTCCGCTTTCGTCCATTTGAGCAATGCCAAGATTTACAGCATTTTGACGAGCGGTATCAGGAACTCCCGTCATGCCTGCAACGCCTCGTGCCTGGCTGTTCAAGAACTCCATTACTGGAGTGGTGTCGACCTCAACTTGCGCTTCTGGTGATGCACGGAATTTTTCGTAAAGTGCGCTTGTCTTTTTCTTTTCTAAATTCCACCCAGCCATGAGAGTGTCCACAACCTTGATGCCGGTGTTTGAATAGTCGCCAGTTTCTGCGCCAGTGTCGTCCAGCACCTGATTTAGTTTTCCCAAAGCAGCACGGTTGTTTTCCTGCTGGCGAACTAAAAACGGTTCCTGAAATTCTGGTGTTTTGGCCTTCTCTTTTTCAAACGCAAGAAGTGTCGGTTCACGTTTCATCTCGCCTTCTGATAATCGCAGACCAGCCATCTCTGCCTCAGTAGCACGTTGCAACTCTAATGGCGTTGCAGCAGCTCCAGTTGATCGCCCTGCGGCTATTGGCGTTGCTGGTGCTGGCTCCATACCTAAAGTCTCGCGCACAACCGTGGTTGCCGACCGTACTGGCCTAGCAATGGCTTGTCCTGTGGCTGTAGCGGCCTGCTGCAAGGCTTGAGTACCACGGCCTACAGTTGCTCCAACCAAAGGCGCTGCAAGGCGTGTAGCCTGTCCTAGTGCGTTTAAGCCGGCAACCTGCGGGATAACTGGCGGCAACACATTTGCCAGCACTTGTCCAACAGTTTGAACTTGCTCTTGGCCGGCTTGTGTACGGGGCGCGTAGGTTAAGGCTTGAGCGCCTTTTGCTGCCGCTTGCTCTACAGCTTTAACAGCTTCAGGCGTGCCAAATTGCCCAGAAAGAATTTGCTGCGCCAATCCGCCAACAGCACCACCGATAGCGCCTACCGTGCCACCTGTTGCGCCTGTACCCAGGGTGAGTGCTGCTTCCCCTGCGCCAATCAGTTGTTCGCCAATGCTGAGTTCGCGTGGTGCTGGTGCAAGTTGTTGCTGCGTCCTAGCTGTTGTTTCTTCGCCTTTGGCAAGCTGATATGCCTGCGCTACGGTGTCAAACTCAGGCGTCCCACGCTTTGCAGAGTTTTGAACTATCCAAGCTGCGTATTCATCTGCGGTGGCCATTATTTTCCTCCACGCAAGATCGCATCTGCTTGAGCGCGAATGTTTCCTGGGGCCGCTGGTGCAGCTACTGGCGCAGCAGTAGTTGGTATCCGACTAATGGATTCTTGTCGACGCTGTTCTGCAATTTGTTCTGGTGAACGATATTTTTGAGACACATCACCAACGATTCTTTGAGCAAAATCGTTAAATGTTTCGCCAGGCTTGGTTGCATAGTCACCAGCAACAAAAGTGTTTTTTGCACGCGTTAAGAGGCCGTTGTTTTGAGATAGCCAGTCAGTTTTGGCGTCATTAATGGATGAATCAATGTCTTGCAATTTGGCCATGCCACGCAAAAACGATCCAAGTGTTGCTGAATTTGCAGTTTCAGGCGGAATGCCTTTGAGTGCCAGCTCAATATCTTTGTCTGTTGCAACGCCTGGTGGCAGCGATTTGATGGCTACTGTGTTGCGAACGCGAGTGTATTCATTTCTGATTTGCGTCCACTCGTCTTGCCGGCCTGTGGCTTTTGCAAGCCATTCAGTTGCAGATGTTAATGATCCTTTGCCGCCTTCTGCGGATTCAATTCGTTTAGCCAGATCGTTAAATTGCGCTGCTGCTTGTTTTGATGAAGCAGACAAAGTTGCTGATTCGTTGATTAGCTTTCTGGCCTCTGGTGGAATTTCATTTAATCTTGCACCAATAGAAGACAGTTTTTCAGCAACTGTCGCTTGCATTGTTTGATTATCAAGATTCAACTTTGCAGCACGAGTGTTGATTTCACTGGTGATGTTCTTGATCTGCGCAGCATTCAAATTTAGATTGGCTTGAGCCAGACGATCTGCGAATTTAGCATCAGACGTTGCTTTTGCTGCTTTAGCTTGGGCCTCTGCAAGTTCGCTTGGTGCTTTTGCTGCGGCCCTTATTTCTCCACCCTCGCTTGCAGCAGTCTGGGCACGTTGCAGTGCAGTCTGTGCCAATGTAAGATCTTTTTGTGCAAGTAAACGAGAAGGGGTATCAGCTGCCTCGGCTACTTTTTTCTCTGCATCGGCAACTGCTCCCTTTGCATCTGCCACGAGTTTGTCTAGTGTCGGTTTTGCCTGTGCTTCGTCTCTGCGAGATTTCCGCACATTGCTGATGCTTTCATACCAGTCTTTTCCAAAGGCAGCGCCACCTACCAGTTCCACATTTTTAATGGCTTGATCTGGTGAAACTTCAGCCAGCTTGAGCGTGTCTTGCCATGCCTTTTTTTGCATGGGATCTGTCTCTGCTTCAATACGCTGCATCAGCAATTGCTTGGCAGAATCTGGGTTTGATTCCAAAGCTGCAAGTACCTGGCCAGTAAATCGCTTTGACGTTGCCAGCTTTTCTTCGCTCATGTTTTTGCCAACAGCTTGCAGAGCATCAAATTGCTGCTTATTGGCGCCCATGAACAAGCGCTCCAGATTTTCGTATTTGCGCTCTGCCGGTGGCGTTGCAAAAAATGAGTTTATCCCTGCTTGGTACTGTTGCTGCTGCGTTTGTGCCAATTCTTGCTGAACACGTTTCTGATTGGCTGCTTCGCGTTGCGCGTAGATGTCAGCAATGCCAGCGCCAAGCTGTAAACCTTGCACGGCTTGTGCAAATGGATCTTGGACGTTTTGAAGATAGTTGATTGGTTGAACCATGATTAAAACCCTGCCCGTTGACCGCCATAAGCGCTGCCTTGGCCAATGCTGTACCCGTTGTCGCTAACAGCCGGCGGCAAATTTGGAAGACCTCTGGCAATAGTGCCAAACATTCCAGGAAAATTAAACGCTTGGCTTTGACCCATGATGCCGCCAGCCTGGGCTGCACCTTGTTGGCCCATAAGATTGGCAATGTTCGCACCAGTTTGTGTTCCAGCAGTAGCTTGCCCTGCCGCAGATGCCTGGCCAATCCTGGCAAGTTCACCAGTTGCACTAAGGCCACCTGATGCCAGGTTTTGCGCTACCGTGCCGCCTGTTGCTGCCAAGCCTCCGAGCCTGCCATATTGCTGGTTGATCAATTCGTTCAATAACTGTGGCTGAAATTGAGCCAATGCACCCTGAAGATTTCCACCACGCAATCCGCCTGTGGCTGATGCAGTTTGCAGCAATGATTCTTGGCCTTGTCGAGACATGGCTTTGAATTGCTCTCCACCTTCAATGGCTGCAATGGCTTGTCGCTGTGCTTCTGGCCCTCTGAGGCCGATCAACGCCTGCTGTTGCTCAAGTGCTGGTGCGCCGGCCTGCGCGTATTGTTGGAGTGTTGGCAATGCACCAGCGCCAGCTTGTTGATAAGGCGAGTATCCGCCTAGTCCTTGGGCGCCAGCTTGAACATAAGGCGCAAGCAATTGCTGGACAGCATCAAACTGTCTGCGTTGTTCATCAATTCCGCCTTGGGCAGATGCTGCTTGAGTATTTGCTGCGCTACTGGTAGCGCTTGACGTCATTTGACTGCCAATTAGACCGCCTCCTACCACTAGTCCTGTTACTGGATCAGGCATGATCAAACTCCTTCATGTAATCTTCAAATTTTTCACCATAAAGCGACATAATTTCATGCGCTATCTTGGTGGTTTCTTGTGTTCCATGACATAAAGCGACAGCCATTAAAACCACATCGTAGTAACCAGCACGCCAAACAAACGACTTTGCATCTGCTTTGCCAGTGCGCTCGGCATGATCTGATGCCTGCCATTTCAAAATCGCTGTGGCGACAACTGGCGCTAAATTGTGAGAATTGGCAATCCAGAATGAATTCTGATTCATGCCAACCAATGTATTCCAAATGACTGAATTTAAGTCTTCTCGCTTGACAGCATCACCGTCTGCAACATCGTCAAAGACCTGGATAGCCCCATACAGCATAAGCAGCCAATCAACGGCTGGCGCTGGCAGAATCCTTTGAAGGTTCTCTTTGAGCCAATCGGTCATGCACAACTCCTGTACAGGGTGAGCTGCTGGCGGCCCGATAGACTCAGCAGCAGAATTTTCGCACATATTCAATCTTCAGACTCGCGTTCTTCCCAGGCTTGGCAGGATCGCAGGTCATGGCAGATGAAATCAAACTTTTCACAGTAGCCACGAAACCCTGCGTTAACGTCCCATTGGTTTTGCGGGATGCGCTCCATCTTGGCTTGGGTCATGGTGCTGTTGTCGTAATACTCGCAATTGCTGCACCGCCTACGACGCGCTTCCTTCTCGTCAACCTGCATTGCCTTACCAAGTGCCACCCAGTAGGTTTTGTTCGCTCCTGGCTCGTTTGAAGGCTTCTCAGGGCCAAGCATCCAATCGTCAATCACTACCTGAGTGTTTTTCTTGTTCTCAGATGCCGTGATGAACTCATCTTCCATTGGCAGGCCGGCAAAGCCTTTGGGAATCATCATAAATTCTTTCATGGTGTGTCCTTTAAGTGATTTCGCGGCCTGATGCGCGGATGGTCAATGATGTGGCTGCACTGGCAATTGTGGAAATAAACCCGGATGACTCAAGCGATTGGCCAACCAACTCTGGGAAGGTGTAGGTTTCGTCTGGCGCAATGCTTCTAGCATCCACGATCAGGTTTGATGTGGCCGCGCTGCCGCCGCTGGTCACCAGGTTGACGCTGATAGTCACATTGCCGGCCGTGGTGTTGGTGGCAGTGAACTTGTCAATGATGGCTTTACAGTTTGTGGCGGTGTACTGCGTTGTTTGTGCGTTCTCTGCCTGCTTGGCTGGAATCAGAACTTTGATTGATACGGTCATAAAGGTTCCTATTGTTCGGATTGTGTAACGGACAAGATTACTGCTGGTGCTGCTGGCGCAAATGCTGTGGCTGCAACAGTGGCAATGCTGACGTTTGTGCTGTCGGATGCGTACATTACTTCAATAAAGTCATTTGCAGCAAGTGATGCTACCTCGTTGAGTGAAACAACAACATATCCATTATTTAGCGTGATGGATGCAATTCGTGCTGAGTTTGGAAAATCCGTGGTTCCGTTAAGGCGCAACCATACCCAAATTGATTTCTGTGAACTATTTGTTGACGTAATCTGAACTGATGCTGCAATGTTGTACAAGCCAGCCTGATCCACGTAAATCTCTGACGTTGTTGTTCCAATATAGACGCCGTTGGCTATCTCTGTATTGGTGAAAAGCAGTGGGTAATCCGTGTTTGCTAACAGTGGCGTTTGGCTGTTAGTCTTGGTGAATTCACCGTAATACCTTTGCTGTTCAATCTTTGGTCTGACAAAGATAACGCCAACGGTCGAACTTACTTTTAACACCGCAGCGACTGGAACTACATTGTCTGGAGCTGTAGGTTTGACGTTGGTAAAACCACCAGCAACAGTAGGAGAAGCATACAAAATATCGCCTACAGAATAAGCACTGGTATCAAGATCGCGCACATATCCAAATGTTGTGCAGTAGCCTTTATCTCCGGTATCTGGCAGATCATGCGTCATGACACCTAAAACATACAACGTAGGAGTTGATCCATTTGCAAGATATGGTGCTACCGCTAACGTCGAATCAGGAACAACGCCGGTAAAGCCTACAACCGTTCCATTTGGAATAGTCACGCCAGTGTTGTTTTGAACACGGGCATAAGTTTCCATTCCGATTTGCTGAGTGACGCCATACTCCATTCCCAAATCGAGGGTTTCATCGGTGTCATTCCATGCCATGCGCCGTACCTTATCGGTGTGCGGGGCTGCAAGGTCAAAGTCAATGTAATCAGTGACTAATGAATTGTTGTTTTGTACAGGTGGCGCAAATAATTCAATGTTTTTTGCAAGCTGGCGCAACTCATCAAGCGCTTGTTGAACCTTGGCACTTAGAACTGCATTATCTACTGCTGAATCTTGCGCCAGAACGCTTATCTGGGCCAGGGCGTTGTTGGCCGTTGCCGCCGCTGTGTCTGCTTGGTACTCAAAGTCAGTCCCAATGATGACTTGGATTTCATCAACGACTGAAAACAACAGCTCAAACTGTCTAATCTGCTGCTGATCAGTGAGAAAAGTAGTGAGCTGATCTCGCGTCAGGTTTAGTCTGCGTGATAAGGGGGCTGTTGCCATCAGTACACCAAAGGTTCAAGCTGCGCCTCCAGGCGCATGAATGACAAGTGAGCGTCACTATCGCCACGGAATCGCTGGATTCGCCAGTTCCGCATATGGCCTTGCTGAAACCACGCCAGGCGCTTGTTGGCTCCCGTAGTGCCGACGCTGACGCTACGGTCTTGGCTCCATGATTTTCCGTTCACGCTGTAGCTGGTGCTGATTTGCGGATTTTTCCCGATCTCTACGCTGCCAGTCAAGGCCACCAGTTCAAGGCGGTTGAAGATCGCGCCATTGCCCTCGTTGTAGACAATCTCGGTGCCAAACTCCCAGCGTACTTGCTGACCGTAGTGATGGCCGGTATCCTGCACCATGTAGCCAACATTCGTTGACTGTGGATCTCCGATCAGCCAACGGTTGTAGGCCCAAACAAAGTTTTGTGCGCGGTACTGGGAGAATCCTACTGTGCTGGTAGTCAGGATAAACCAGACTTGCTCGCCAAGTTCCTGAGTTGCACTGGCATCAAAAACTAGCGTCTTGTCTGGCAGGTGAACGTACAGGTGCTGATGCGCCTTGTCGTTGCGTGATTCCAGCTTGACCAGCGCCAGCTGCGCTTCGGTGTAGTTCAGCAGGATGTTGTCAATCTCTTGCGTGCTGATCTTTGTCGTGTTTGCTGATACGCCCAAGAAGATGCCTGGAGCCTCATTTCGGCTGCTGCCAAGAAAGGCCATGCTATCAATAAACACGCAACAGCCTTGAGTGCCAATTGATCCACGGGGGATTTGTGCGCCATCAATACGCGCAAAAGGAAACAGATCACCGCCTACGTTGTCAAACACCTCGATGGTGTGTCGGTTAAGTGCATAGACCTCGTTGCGCAATTTCAGCAAAGCAACCACTGGATCTGGGTCTACCTCTGATGTTCCATACTTCAGTGGGTTTACCGACATGGGATCTAGCAACTCTGTCACCACCAAGAACTCACCATCGGTGGTCATGAAGTAGCCATCCACCCAAACCACATCAAGCACGACTCCAAGATCAGGATCGGTGACCTGTCGCAGAATTGGAGCTGTTGGGTTCCACGGCAATGTTGCTGCGGTGTTAACTGGAATCCAGTAATAGAGACGCTCACCGGAAACAATGGCCAGCACATCAAAGCTGTAATCAAAGATGACAAGGCCACCAGATCCAACATCACCCAACACGGTCACAGTGCCATCGCTTGCCACAGTCACCAGACTGGTACCCATGACCCGATAACAGACGCCATTCCACTCGATTCCGCCACGGTCAATGCCTGGGCCTGTTCCGTTGGCCACTAGACCATCACCAGGACGCAGAAACCCATTGCTGATCCCACTCTTTTTAGAAACCGGAACCATGTTCACCGGGTAAGTGGTGCGCAGCTCTGGTGTGTTATCAGCGTAGATGCCGTTGAGGATTGGTATTTGCATGTCTTACCACTTAACGCGGTTACTCCAATATGCAGCACTCATTTTGCCTTTGGCGATGTTCTCAGCGTGCCTAGCCTTGAATGCTTCGTTTCGTTTAGAACCGTCTGGAGATCCGGAAACTCCCTGCTGACCAAAGCGAATTGTTTTCACTTCGTCACCAGACTTAGCCACAACAACATGGCTTTTGGTCGGATGCGATGGCGTTCGCTTGGGCTTGTTGTAGCCTTCCACGCCAGCACGGGCTAACCGAGTGTCCTTGGTAGCCATAACTTAAGCGATTCGATACCAGCTATTTGTGGCCTGATAAAACCTCATGCGGAAAAAGTCTTCCGCAGCCAGCGTTGTCGGATAGCCAAAAGCAGCCGCAGCGCCATTGAGAGCCAGCGTAAAGGTTGTGATCTGCTGTGTTGTCGTTATCAGGATTTCGTTACCATCAGGCGTTCCTGTATTCAATGACAGCGTAATAGTGCCAGTGGCCAGTGTTCCAGCCGGCTGTAAGAGCATCCATTGCTGTTCACTGACTGGTGTTGGTGCTGTGATGTTAAAACCAGTTCCAGGCGTGTACAGATTGGTTGAAACCGTTGGCGCTGCGAATGTGCTTTGGAAGTAGGTCAGTAGTTGGTTGATGGAAACCTTACGCGCATCACCATTGTTTGGCACATAGATGGGCAGCAGATCGCCACCAGAAACTTGGCTGATGCCTGCGAGTTGATTGATGGTTGGCATGTTGATCCTCAGTTGTATTCCAAAACGCCATCTTGACCTGCAATGACAGGATCAGCAGGACGCCGCAAGAATGGAGTGTCGTAATTGCGCCAGGGTTTGTTGCCTGCGCCGGCCGGCATTGTGCCTGGCAGTTGCTGCTCTGGCGGCATAGCTGCGCGTGACAGAAGCGTGTTGTACGATTCCTTTGCCGTCATCTTAGTGTCTGGCATAACCTGCTTGCCGTAGCTTGGCGCCAGCTTGATTGCCAGATTTGTGTAGATGGCTTCGTTTGACGAATCAGGAACGTCTGTCTGCTCGTCCAAGTCGCTATCTTGAGGACTTGATGGCAGTGGATAGCCCAAGCGAATGCCGAGCGCATTCCAGGCTGCAATCATGGTATCCAGCCGACGCAATGCACTTTGCATTTGTTCTGGCGTCAGATCAAAGGCGTAGCTGGCCAAGCCGATTTCGTCAAAGGCCTGGGTAACAAATTGACGCTTAGTCCATCCCATGTTATTCCTTTAGCTTTTCTTCAATCAGGTTGGCAAGTCGTTTATCCCTGGTGCGCCCATCAAACTTGATGCCAAGTTCAGTAGCCTTGCTTTCTAACTCTGCGCGAGTAGGTGGCGCATCATCATTGATTGGATCAGATTGGATCGGATAAGATTGGATCTGCTTTGCCTGTTTGCGCCAATCAATCGGTTTCCCTGGCTTTTTCTTTTTCTTGACCTTCATTGCCCACTTGGGTTTCGGCATCTTGGGCATCGTGGCTTTGTCACCAGCAGCCAGCACAGCAGCAGCAGATGATTCAAACCAGCCAGCAGCCAAGCGCTCATCCCACTCTGCTTGCGAATTGATGGCAATGTATTTGTACGTTCCACCACCCGGCCGGCGATGCGTTCCAGGGCTTTGGTAAGCGATGGCAGGGAAGATCATTATTTCTTGGCCTTTGCAGGGGCTTTGCCGGGCTTTCCAGCCATTTCAGCAGCTTTCCTAGCCGTGGATAGCGCAACAGCAATTGCTTGCTTCTGTGGCATTCCTGCTTTGATTTCTTTGGCAATGTTCTTGCCAATTGATTTCTTTGAATAACCCTTGGTCAATGGCATGAAACACTCCTATGAAGAAAGGGGGGCCAGAGCCCCCCGATCCTATTGCCGATTAAGGCTGGTTGAACAACAAGATGCCAGACATTTCCGGTTGCTTGTTGACCACGCCGAACAGCGTGTCCAGACGGTACTTGATGGTCATGCTGTCAATGTCGTAGAACTTCTGCATAACCAACTCGACGCCCTGGTCGGTGCTGGCGCGCATCACTGCGGTACCGGCATCGGATGGGACGGCATAGCGGCCTGGCAGGATTTCCAGAGCATCTTTTTGCCAGAACACGTTGATCGCGGATGCGGCAGTGTTCAGCCAGTTGATGGTTGCGGTTGCCGATTCGGTAACAACTTCCACGTTCTTGTATTGCTGTTCCGCATCGGTCGGGCTGTTGGTAGCGCCAATGATGGGGGGGCTGATCACAAGCGTCACGCCACCGGCAGGCACGCTGATAACCCGGAAGGTTTTCAGTTCGCCAGTCGATTCTTTGGTGATGTGATGCACGGCCTCGATGCCATCAATCGTGAAGCAATCGCCAGCAACCACGCCGACCGAGTTGGACACGGTGACGGTCTGATAGCGGTTGTCGACGTTGATCTGACCACCAACTGAGTTAGACGTAGCCTGTGGAACGTAATCAACCTGTGAACCGTTGGTTGCAATGGTCGTTGCACCACCACCTGCCGCAGCGATGCGGTTGGCGTAGTCGAACTTGTAGGTGTTGAAGCCTGCAACCATGCCAACGAACGAACGCTCATAGGCCTTGTCGGACTTGGGGTTGCCAAACGAACGCGAGGCTTGCGACAGGTTGCCGGCCAGACCGTTGTAATCGCGGCTGGACAGACCCAGGAAGCGGTCGTAGTCAGGCACGCCTTGCTCGTTCATGATCGTGTCGCACAGGGCCACATCATCATAGTCACCAGAAGCGGTCGACACGGGAACCACCAGCGTACCTTGAGCGGCTGCGGTGTTCATGATGGCCACATTGATGTCTGATGCCAGCTTTTGCTTGGCAGACTGACCCAAACGGCCTTCTTGCAGTGCATCACGCAGATCGAGGGTGGTCATTTGCCACGGCACGGTCTGAGAGAAACCCAAGGTGCTGGGAACCGACAGCTGCGTCATGTTCTGGTACGAACCAGCGATGCTGGAACCAGGAGTGGTCGGGATTGACTGCGCGATGTAGGGCATCGGGCGCCAGATGGTGTTGTTTGCACGCTCCATCATGGTCGAATCGGTGTTGTAAACCGAAACGTGACGGGAAAGAACCAGAAGGTCTTGGAAACCTTCAAGAATGTCTTCGAACGCTACGCGCTCTTCCTTGCTGAATGAATTTGCCATTTGTAAAGCTCCATTGGTTGAATAAAAAACACGGCATTACTGCCACTTCCTTACTCACCAATGGGCTGGCGGAGGCCATTCAACTGCTATTTTTATGGGCTAGCGATACCCGTTTTGCGCATTATGCCTTTTTTTGGCGCTTGTATTGTATGACCTTCGTCATGTTACCTGTCCTGGCTGCTTCTTCCCGCAGTCTCTCTAGCGTCGAATCAACTGCGCCAGATACTCGGCCGGTGCCTGTAACCACTCGTTCAGGTGGTGGTGCAGACTTGCGATTTGTTACTTTCATGTCTTTTTCCAGTTTGGCCACAGCAAAAGCGAACTTCACTGGGTCTTTGATTTCTGCCAGTTCTCTGGCCTTCTTTGGGTTCCTGCCAAGCGCATAGACTACCAAAGCAGGGTTATCAGCACCTTGGAGCATTACGCCTTGCTGGGTGACGGAAAACATCTCTTGCGCTACCGACTCGGCATCCTCAAAGTCTTTGACACGCAGTTCTGCACGGGCTTTGGCGTAGCTGTCTAGCTTTGACTGCCAGGCGCGATTCTGGTTTGTCAATTCAGCGTCGTAGCGTGCTTGCTGTTCCTCAACCTGGCGCTTGCGGTCATACCAGCTTTCCAGAGACTGTTCAAACCTTTCAGCGTCGTAGTCGTGGTCTTCCAGTGTCGGCTTCTTGCCAAGCGAGACGGCCTGTGGTGCTGGTGCTGTTTGTTGCAGCCGGCCTTGCAGTTCTTGGTTCTGCCGCTTTAGTTCGCGGTTGGTCTTGCGCAGCTCACGAACCCATTCAGGCGCATGGGCTTGTTCTTCTTGCTGCTGCGGTTCTTCTTCGCCAATGCTGACGACAACCTCGTCCGGTTCCTCTGCTTCAACAGCCTCTACTGGCTCGTCTACTTCTTGCTCGTCTTCAATCACAACTTCGTTTTCCATTGTCTTCCTTCAAACTCACCCAAAGTCGGCTGGGTGGATGCCGTTAATGGATATTGATGCCAAGCACTGCCAGTATTTGCCGCGCTTCAAACTCTTGCATGGCCATCAGTGCGGTGATCGTGTCTTCCTCGTCCAGCAAGAAAGCGCTTAGTGCTGCTGATGCCTCTTGTAGTTCTTTGCTCTGCTCTGCCTTGTTTTTGTAGGTTACTTGCAGTTTCGCCAGCTCTTTTTGCAGGCCGGCCAGTTCTTCCAAATCGCCATCGTAGTTCACCAGCTTGCGTGCCAGGCGTTGCGATTCGGTGTGCTTTGCTAGTGCCTGCCTGATCTGCTCCAGCTCTGCGATGCTTGAAGTCTTGCTGTCCAGTTCTTTGAGCAAACTGGATTCATATATCGCACGCTCTCGCCCCCATCCCTTTCTGCCGTGCTTGGCAGACATGCCGCCGCCACCGGTATCAGTTACCGTGGCACGGGATTGGAGAAGCGTTAAAAACACGTTACATCAGGGTTTGCAAGGCTTCAATGGTGGCTTGAGTTTCGCTGATCTCGCTATCAAGTCTCAGCACAGCTTCAAGGTCTCCTGACGCCATAGCCGTTGATTTGGCGCTGTTTAGATACGCCAGCTTATTGGCCATCAGGC